TTTGTTGGTTCTACTTCAGAATTATCAAAGATGCTGAAGAAAGGTTTTCTAAATAATAACGAGGCACCGAATCCAAAGAATGAAAAAGTGTAAATCTGGATACTATTATTGTAACACTGATAAGAAGTGTAAACCAATTCCAAAGGGTTATCGCATCGGTTATGGTGGATATTTACGTCATGATAAAGATGATGATGACAGTAATGGTAAAAAGAAAAACGGTAATGGAGGTAACGGAAATGGTGGCAATGGCGGTAATGGTAATGGTAACGGTTCTGGCGGGAATGGCGGTGGCAATGGTGGATCCAACGGTGGTGGAGGAGGAATGAGTGAAGGATCACTTCATAAGTGGTTTAAAGGTTCCAAATCTAAAGATGGAAAAGGTGGTTGGGTTAATGTAGTCACTGGTGGAACCTGTGCGAGTGATGAACCTGGTGAAGGAACACCTAAATGCGTCTCTTCTGCGAAGAGAGCAAGTATGACAAAGGCAGAAAGATTATCTGCTGCACGTCGTAAAAAGAAAGCAGATCCTAATCAACAACAAAAATCTGGTGCTGCGAAACCAACATACGTATCAACTGATAGTCCAAGGAAAAAGAAAATGAAAAAAGAACATTTTGATTGGAGATCTGAAATGGAATTAAATGAAACAAAGGATAAGAAGGGTAAAGGTAGTGGTAAAAAAGATGCTTGTTATCATAAGGTAAAAGCAAGTGCTAGTGTCTGGCCTTCCGCATATGCATCTGGTAGATTAGTTCAATGTCGTAAGAAGGGTGCTGCTAATTATGGCAATAGTAAAAAAGAAGAGTTTGAACCAACTGGTTTATCATTCCAACAGTTCTCAGAAAAATGTTGGAAAGGATATGAAAAGAAAGGTATGAAGACAATGTTTGGTAAGAGGTATCCAAACTGCGTAAAAAAGGAACAAGTTGAGAGAGACGAGTATGGTGATCCAATGGGTGGACCAAAGATATCAGATAAACAAAAAAAGAAAAACCTAGCAAAGAATGAACCAGATAAGCAACATACTACAGATACTTCTGAAGGTATGGCATATGGTATTACTAGAGGATCTGGCAAACCATCAGGTCAAATGGCAGCATTTGGTAAAAAGAAAAAGGAGAATCCTTATTCAATAAAGAATAAATTGAAGATGGTGATTAAATCTGTTGCTGAAAAAGAAAGAGCAAAGGCAGGTGTAACAAAAGAAGATGTTATACCAGAGGCAAAGTATGAGGCAGGTGCTTCAACTTATGGTAAAGCATCTATCAGAAACAAAAGAAAATTTGGCACGAAAGGTGAAAATCCTGATCCGTTGACTGGAAAGAAGATTACAAAAGATGCGACAAGAGGTGAACTTATTTCTAAGAGAAGAGAAGAGCACAAAGAAAAACGTGGTGTAAAAACCAAGGGAGTGAAAGAAGAGGTTGGTGTAAGCACTAATGCTGCAATGATGACAGCAAGGAAAGAGGCAGAACTTCGTAAAAAAGAACAGGATGCCGTTGCTAAAAAAATGAGGAAAGAGGAAATAACAACATTACAGGATGCAAATGGTAATGATTTTGTACAGGTAATTGATGTAATATCATCAAAAAAAATCATGTCTGATTGGAGAAATGAATTAAGTGAAGATGATATGAAAGGAATGAGTGTTAAGTCAGGACACAAAAGACCAACTAAAAGTGGTGCGGGTATGACACAGAAAGGTGTTGAAGCATATCGTCGTAAGAATCCTGGTTCTAAATTAAAAACTGCTGTCACTACAAAACCATCTAAATTAAAGAAAGGATCCAAGGACGCTAAGAGAAGAAAAAGTTACTGTGCAAGAAGTGAAGGTCAGATGAAGAAGTTTCCAAAGGCAGCTAAAGATCCAAATAGCAGATTAAGACAAGCACGTCGTCGTTGGAATTGCTGATTAAATTATGAAAGATAATGTATACCTTGGAAATCCGAATTTAAAAAAAGCAAATACACCGATAGAATTCACTGAAGAGAATGTCATTGAGTTCATGAAGTGTAAGGATAATCCTGTTTATTTTGCAAAGAAATATATAAAGATAGTATCACTTGATGAAGGATTAGTTCCTTTTGATTTATATCCATTTCAAGAAAAACTCGTAAACAATTTCCATGAAAACAGGTTTAATATCTGCAAGATGCCAAGACAGACTGGTAAATCTACTACTGTGGTATCTTATCTTTTACACTATGCGGTATTCAATGATAACGTTAATATAGGTATTCTTGCGAACAAAGCAAAGATTGCCATGGATCTACTTGGTAGATTGCAGACTGCATATGAAAATCTTCCAAAATGGATGCAACAGGGTATTATTGCATGGAATAAAGGATCATTAGAATTAGAAAACGGATCAAAAATATTGGCAGCATCTACATCTGCAAGTGCGGTTCGTGGTATGTCATTTAATATATTATTCTTAGACGAATTTGCATTCGTTCCAAATCATGTGGCAGAAGATTTCTTTGCATCTGTATATCCTACAATTTCATCTGGTACACAGACAAAAGTCATAATCGTTTCTACCCCTCGTGGTATGAATCATTTTTATCGTATGTGGCACGATGCCGAACGAAACAAAAATGAATATGTACCCACTGATGTTCATTGGTCGGAGGTGCCAGGTAGAGATGACAAATGGAGATTACAAACAATTGCAAACACATCAGAACAACAGTTTAAGGTTGAGTTTGAGTGTGAGTTTTTAGGATCTGTTAATACATTAATTAACCCTGCAAAGTTGAGAAATCTTGTATATGAAAATCCGAGAACAAGAAATGCTGGATTGGATATTTACGAAAACGCATTAGAAGATCATAATTACATGATAACCGTTGATGTAGCAAGAGGTTTAGGAAATGATTACTCTGCATTTATAGTATTTGATATCACACAGTTTCCATACAAGGTTGTTGCAAAGTATCGAAACAATGAAATAAAACCAATGTTATTCCCAAACATAATTCATAACGTGGCAAAAGGATATAACAATGCTTTTCTTTTAGTGGAAGTTAATGATATTGGAGATCAGGTTGCAAGTATCATACAGTATGATTTAGAGTATGAAAACTTACTCATGGCATCAATGAGAGGTCGTGCGGGGCAAGTTGTAGGACAAGGATTTAGTGGGAAGAAAACACAACTCGGTGTTCGTATGACATCTGCAGTTAAAAAACTTGGGTGCAGTAATCTCAAAGCTATGATGGAGGATGATAAATTATTGACATGTGATTATGAGATTATATCTGAATTAACTACTTTTGCACAGAAACACAATTCATTTGAGGCAGAGGAGGGATGTAATGATGACTTGGCAATGTGCCTTGTAATATTTGCATGGTTAGTTGCACAGGATTACTTTAAGGAGATGACAGATAATGACATTCGTAAGAGGATGTATGAAGAGCAAAAGAATCAAATAGAACAGGATATGGCACCATTTGGTTTTATTAATGATGGGTTGGAAGAAACGGTTACTGTTGACGCAAACGGAGATAGATGGTATGCTGATGAATATGGGGATCGTTCCTATATGTGGGACTATATGTGAGTTTTCAAATCTAAAGCAAACATTAAATGATTAAATAATTTTTGTAAGGCAGATGGATTGGAATAAAGAAAAAAAATCAGAAACTGTGGAAAACATGATTACTGTATATGAAGAACACATTAAATCTCTTGAAAAAGAGAATAAAAGTTTAAAAATGCAAGTTGATTTTTTAAAGGAACAATTAGCATATAAAACTTTTGGTAAACCAAACAATGAGGAGGATCTATGAGTGGAGACATAGGATTACAAGATGATAGTATCATCTTTTATAGTAAAGAAATGACCCAAGCAAAATTAGTTCTTTTAGCTCACAAGGGTATCAAACTAGATTGGAAAAAATATGACTCTTACGTCTCAACAAGTAAACGAATCACTGAATGATATCAGACCATACATCGAAGCGGATGGTGGTTATCTTGAATTCATAGAATTAGATTATGATCTGGATGAAGACATTAGAATGTATTACGGTGTTAAGCAGGGTGAGGAGGCAGCAATTGCTAAAGTTAGATTGAGTGGTGCCTGTGAGTCTTGTGCAATGAGTTCTCAAACTTTAAGAATGGGAATTGAACGACATCTTACACAACAGTTCCCAGAAATAGTTGGAGTGATACAGGTATTATGAAATCAGTTATCCTAACAGCATGTTTCTTACCACTTGCAATAATCTACATAGTTATGAAACTGGCATTATGGTTATCGGCAACTAAAGTTGAGTCAAAGTATGTTAAAGAAGAATCTAAAAAACCTCATGGACCATATCTGGCAGACGCATATGAAGACGTTGACGAAGAGGAAGAAAAATATTGGAATATCTCAGATAATTGACAGAACTTTATTTGAGTATTATTCTGAAAGAGATATGGATGTACCAAAATGGAAAATGAAGAAAGATCCTGATTGGTGGATAGATTATCTAAAAGAACTTGAGACAAATGGAATTTGATGATCAGATAGAATTAGAACATTTATTATTTTCAGAAAGAAAATGTAGGATTTGTGGTAAAGTTAAAAATTTAATAGATGACTTTTATCTCACAAGAAAATATAAAGGAACTTTACCATCAGCATATTCATATGAATGTAAGACTTGCACCATACAAAGAATTACAAAAACAAGAAAAATTAAATCTGTAACAGAAGATATATACCCAGATTGGTGATGTTCACGCATTGTTTCCCCGTCGTAAATACCCTTTTACATAAATATTTTTAGATAAATTTGGATTACGAGGAGTAAGGGATGGCCTTAAATTTAGCATCTCCAGGTATTC